CTCGAGCCAGGGAGTGGTTTTCTGAGAAGGGCGTTGCTGATTTGGCTTCAGCATTTGTGCTACCTGACACTGTAGCACTGGCCTTCGAAGAGACCGCTCCGGAGAGACTGGCCCGCGACCGTTTGGACATTGTGGAGGATCCACCCTCTTGTTAGTACGGCCCGATCGAAATTCCGGGGTTGTGTTGGGGGTCACCGCCTCCTGTCGCAACTGGTGTCCTAGACACTAGGAAGGTTGATTGGGCTTCGTGCAGCGAGAGCAAGCGTAAAATGAGAACGGCTTACGTGCCCCTTTTGCCGGGGACTTTTGTGCCTACATGTAACCGTTCTTGTCCACACAACGAGGTGACCGCTTTGGCTATGCGGTCAATGGGTCCAGTGCCCCAGCAGGTCTTCGAACCTGCTTCACCCGGTGCCGTAGCAGTTTGGGAGGAGTTGACGCTCTTTGCCCGACGCTACAGGGACGGGGCCTGGTCTTGGAAGGAGACGGCTGAGAGTTACACCGGAATTCTCAGGCGACGGTACCTGGAGGCCGAAAGGTCTCTTAAGGCTGATGGACTTTCCAGTTATCAGGACTGGACCATCAGGGCTTTTCTTAAGACAGAGAAGAATCGCGTTCCTGGTAAGCCTATGAAGCCTAGGCTTATTTATCCACGATCTCCAAGGTACAACTTGGAGGTCGCTTCGCGACTCAAACCGTTTGAGCACTGGCTGTGGGGCCGGCTCAATGGTTCTGTGTTTGGTATCGGTTCCGGAAGACTCGTTGCGAAAGGTTTGAACCCGAGGCAGCGCGGCAATCTCATTGCTAGAAAGTTTGGTGCTTTCCGTGAGTGTGTCTGCTTCGAGGCGGATGGTAGTGCGTTTGAGGCCCACGTGGGTCCTTCTGCGTTAAAGAGAGAGCATGCGGTCTATGGGGCTGCATTTCCTGGCGACGGTAGGCTAAGGGTTCTCTTGGAGAAGCAGTTGGAATTGCGGGGCACTACGTCTTGTGGCGCTCGTTTTCGACGAGAGGGTGCGAGAGCTAGCGGTGATTTTAATACGGGCATGGGCAACAGTCTTTGCTTTCTTGTTGAGGTCATCGCGGCTCTCCGCACTTTTGGTGTCGTTTTCGATGTTCTGGTTGATGGCGATAATGTTCTTGTGTTTCTTGAGGCACAAGATGCTGGACGTGTTTTGCCCACGTTCTCCGATGTCATTCTTCAGAGCTCTGGTCACGAGGTGTTACTCGAACGCCCTACCACTAAGCTGGAAGGCGTGCGATTTGGTGGTTCCGCCCCTCTCTTTTTGGGTGTAAGAGGGTGGTGCATGGTGAGGGAGTACAATCGTGTGCTCTCAGGCGCGTTCACTTCACATATTTATCTCCGCGAACCCAAATTCGCGCGTGAGTGGATGGTCGGTGCTGCCATGTGCGAGCTTTCTCAGGCTCGTGGAGTTCCAATTTTGCAAGCCTTCTTCGCCTCGGCTCTTAGAGAACTCGGACCGGTACGCCGTGTTCGGGACCATCCCCATAGAGATGCTTTATCTCTGGGAGCCTGGTTTGCTACCGAGGACAATTGTCTACCTGTGTCTCTCGAGGCTCGCCTTTCTTTTGAGGCAGCCTTTGGTGTCTTGCCGGAGAAACAAAGGGCGTTGGAGGCGTCCTTTTCATCAGTTTCTTTCTCCGACAATTGGAAAAAGTTCGATTTTGTGGTGGGTAAATCGGATCTCCTAGACATCATTCACGAGATTTGCAGAGAGGCAGTTTAGTTGTTTGCCGGAGATCTGGCCTTGTGCGAAATGTTTGAATCTGTACACCCGGCCGTTGGGTTGACCGCCCCTCGGTGCTTCGACCACTACTCGCTTGCGCAGGGGGACAAGGCGGTGCGCTTGCGCTGCCCCCCCGCGATTCCCTTTACGTGTCTTGGGTATGTCAAAGTGGGAGGTCGCCAGGTTCGCACGGTTAGCATTTATAAGTCCGACAATTCGGCAAACAACAGGTGGTCGGTCCCTACCCATCACGCGAAATTAGGGTTGCATCGCTTTAGCCAAGTGATGTTGAATTGAGTGGCTGGTCGCGTTGGCCAACAACGTTGCCCTTCTAGGAGGGTCGGACAGGCAAAACTTCGGGGGCCGCCTGTCCGTCAATTCTGT